AGATGGTGCCAGTGGTCAAGCAGGTGCTGGTGGTGCAGGTAGAGCAAGTTCAATTACAGGTTCAGCAGTAACATACGCAGGAGGTGGAGGTGGTGGTGCAAATGTAACTACTTCTTTTGGAGCTGGTGGAGCCGGAGGTGGTGGAACAGGTGGTAAGTTTCCGGGAACCGGGCCTGTACAAGCTGGAGATGGTACAGCAAATACTGGTGGCGGTGGAGGTGGTACTAGTGGACCAGGTGGACCAACAGGTATTTTTGCAGGAGCTGGTGGATCAGGGATTGTTATAATTAGATCACCTGCAGATTCAAATATATCAGTTACCGGAGGGAGTAATACAGTAACAACTGCAGGAGGGGAACAAGTTGCAACATTTGTATCTTCTGGTAATTACGTGGTAGGTATATAATATGGCATATTTTGCAGAACTAGATAACAATAACGTAGTCCTAAGAGTAGTCGTTGTAGGCAATGATTGCGTACCATCCGATGAACACATTGATGGAGAAACATGGTGTATTAACTTTTTTAAAACACCAAATTGGAAACAAACTTCTTATAACTCAAATTTTAGAAAACAATATGCAGGCATAGGTTATACTTATGATTCTGCAAAAAATAAATTTATAAGTCCACAACCTTATGTTTCATGGGCACTAGATGCTAATGACGATTGGCACGCACCCGTAACTTACCCAACAGATACAACAGATAAAGCTGTTGTTTGGGACGAAGAGAATCTAAAATGGATAGCAACAGATTATGAAGATCCACAAAATAATTTTAATTGGGATGCATCAGCACTAGCTTGGGTATCCGCATAATTATTCTTTACAAATATTTTTAAATCAGTTATAATAAATTTATAAAGACATATGAATTTAAAGAACTATTATTGGTATTTTCAATCAGCCGTTCCAGAACGTATTTGTGATGATATTTCTAAATACGGAAAACAATTACAAGAACAAATGGCAATTACAGGTGCATTTGGTGGTAAAAAATTAAATAAAAAACAAGTTATAGATTTAAAAAAGAAAAGAAATTCAGATATTGTTTGGATGAATGATAGATGGATATATAATCAAATTCAGCCCTACATCCATGAGGCTAATAGATCAGCAGGTTGGAATTTTAAATGGGATCATTCTGAATCTTGTCAATTTACAAAATATAAAAAAGGCCAGTATTATGATTGGCATTGTGATAGTGACAACGAACCTTATCAAAAACAAAAAGAGGACCCCATTAACGGAAAGATTAGAAAATTATCAGTAACAGTCACGTTATCTGACCCAAAAAATTATAAGGGTGGAGAATTAGAATTTGATTTTAGAAACATGGATCCTGATAAAAAACGTAATATACATAAATGTAAAGAAATTTTACCTAAAGGATCTGTGGTAGTATTTCCAAGTTTTGTATGGCATAGAGTATGTCCTGTAAAAAGTGGAGAAAGAAACAGTTTGGTTATCTGGAATTTAGGGTATCCATTTCAATAAAAGGAGTATTAAATGTCGTTTAAAAAAAATAAATACACAGTACTAAAAAATGCTATCTCACCTGAGTTGGCAGATTTTGTTTATAAATATTTTTTAAACAAAAGAAATGTTGCAAGATTTTTATTTGATCAAAAATACCTATCTCCATTTACAGAATATTATGGTGTATGGAATGATAAACAAGTACCAAACACTTATTCACACTACGGTGACATTGTTATGGACACTTTATTACATGAAGTTAAACCTGTTATGGAAAAACACACTGGTTTAAAACTCAGTGAAACAAATTCTTATGCAAGAATTTACAAAAAAGGAGATGTCCTAGCTCGACACAAAGATAGGTACTCATGTGAAATATCTACCACGTTGAATCTAGGTGGTGAGCCATGGCCTATATATTTAGATCCAACTGGAAAAAACGGTCAAGCTGGAATAGAAGTTAATCTTAAACCAGGAGACATGTTAATTTATTCTGGTTGTGATTTAGAACATTGGCGAGAAGAATTTAAAGGTAAAAACTGTGGTCAAGTATTTTTACACTACAATAATTTAAAAGGTAAAAATGCTAAATCTAATCTATATGATAAAAGAATTATGTTGGGTTTACCTAGTTATTTTAAAGGCTTTACTCTACATAAGAAATAATATATAATTTAAACTTGTAAGGGGAGGACCCACCACGAAATCCCCTTGCTTTAAACATATTGAAATCATCTACAATCTGCTATACTACCTAATAAAAGGTTTTTATATGTTACAAAAATTAGGTTTTGCCCCAGGATATAATAAACAAGTTACTGAATTAGGTGCTGAAGGTCAGTGGTTTGATGGTAATAATGTTAGATTTAGATATGGTTCGCCAGAAAAAATAGGCGGCTGGGATCAACTAGGTTCAGATAAATTAACCGGAGCTGGTAGAGCTTTGCATCATTGGGATAATAATGCAGGGGTCAAGTATGCAGCAATTGGTACAAACAGAATGCTTTATGTTTATTCTGGAGATCAATTCTATGACATTACTCCAATAAGAACAACAATTGGTAGTATTAATTTTACATCTGATTCAGGGACACCGACGGTTACAGTTACATTTCCATCTTCTCATGGTATGGCGGAAGATGATATTATATTATTTAATGATATTAGCGGAGTTACTGCAGTAGGTTCTACTTTTAATGATGCTTCTTTTGAAGACAAAAAATTTATGGCAACTTCAGTGCCCACATCTACAACAATTACAATTACAATGACTGCCAATGAAACAGGAACTCCTTTAAGTAATTCTGGAGATGGTAAAGGTGCTATTTTTTATTCTGTCGGTCCATCACAACAACTTGGTGGATTTGGTTGGGGTACAGGAAATTATTCTGGAACTGCTTCCGGTATTGCAACTACTACATTAGCAACAGCTTTAACAAACACAGTTACAACTGATATTGTACTTACAAACTCAACAGCGTTTCCTGATTCTGGAGAAATTAGAATTGGTACAGAGGACATTAGTTTTACAAACAATGACCAGGCAACAGGAACCTTAAGTGGAGGAGCCCGGGGTGTTAATGGAACTACAAAAGCTCTACATAGTGGAGGAGTAACAGTAAGTAATATTAGTGCTTTTGTTGCATGGGGTGAATCATCAACAGATGACGTAACTCTTAATCCTGGTTTATGGGTTCTGGATAATTACGGTACAAAATTAATAGCACTTATTTATAATGGAGAATGTTTTGAATGGGATGCACAACCTACAAATGCTACTTCAATTAGAGCTACAGTATTACCTAATGCACCAACAGCGTCACGTCATGTATTAGTTTCTACACCAGATAGACACTTAGTATTTTTTGGAACAGAAACAACAGTAGGAGATAAAACAAGTCAAGATGATATGTTTATAAGATTTTCTTCTCAAGAAAGTATTGATCAAACAGATTCATATACAGTTACGGCAGAAAATACTGCTGGTACACAAAGATTAGCTGCAGGGTCTAAAATAATGGGAGCTATTAAAGGTAGGGATGCAATTTATGTATGGACCGACACAGGATTATTTTTAATGCAATTTGTAGGTCAACCCTTTACTTTCTCATTCCAACAAGTTGGAACCAATTGTGGGTTGATTGGTAAGAATGCTTGTGTTGAAGTTGATGGTGTCGCTTATTGGATGTCAGAAAATGGTTTCTTTACTTATGACGGTCAATTAAAATCAATGCCTTGTTTTGTTGAAGATTATGTTTACGATAATTTAAATACTACATCACGAGATTTAATTAACTGCGGGTTAAATAATTTATTTACAGAAGTAAATTGGTTTTATTGTAGTGATGGAGTTAATCAAATTGACAGAGCAGTCACCTATAATTATTTAGAATCAGATGCAAAAAGACCAGTATGGACTGTAAGTTCTACAACAACAGAAACTAATTCTGCTGGAGCTGCTACAAAAATAGGTTTACCAAGAGCTTCTTGGGCAGATTCTGCTGTGTTTAAGAATCCGCATGCAAACTATTATGATCCTGATAGTAATGCTTCTTATGATGTACAAGGTAATACTGATGGCTGTACAATTTACTATGAACATGAAACGGGGACTGATCAAATTGATTCGGGAGGAGTAGTTACTCCATTAAAAGGAATTATTAAATCAGGTGAGTTTGATATTACACAGAAAAGAAGTAGTACAGGACAAAGTATTGGTATGCCAGACATTAGGGGAGACGGAGATTTCATTGCAAAAATTAGTCGTATTATACCTGATTTTATAGAACAAGTAGGAGACACTAGAGTGTCATTAGTTACTACAGATTACCCAATTAATGTACCTGTGGTGATACCATTTGATATAAAGACAACTCAAACAAAACAAGATACAAGAGT